TCTATTGAGCTGGTCTGAACGGGGATTAGTGCAGAATATAGGGCCTGTATGAAGGTTTTGAATAATTCCCCCATCTCTACAGCAACCTTTTCGGCTTCGTCTTTTGTGTTATCCTCTGGTTTTGAGACCAATAGGGCAACTATACTCGCTGGAGGGTTTTGTAGAAATCCGTTAATATCAAAACTTAATTTTGTTATTATGTCCCATGTTATGAGCATGATAGGATCTTGCTCTTCCCTTGTGATTTTATTTAATTGTGTTTCTAACTGCTCTTTGCTGTTTGTAACTATAGCAACTATGCCCACAGCTTCAGCAGTATCTTTGATTGTTTGTAACATAATTGTATATTTTTTGCTTTATAAATGGTTCTTTCTTTGTGATTTCATCCTATCTTCCTTGATGCTTCTCATCCTATCCTGTACGTAAGATTGTGTCGCTTTTGATAGGCTGTTTGTTTGTGTCAATGCATATGGCACTTGCCAAGCTTGCTTCTCTGTATAGTTGAAATCATTGCAGATATTCTTGATTGTGTTGATCACATTGAAAGACTTCATCCTGTATCCTTCAGCGTTATCATAATCCTCATCTGTAGTATTGACTTCCAAAAAAAGTTTTTCCCAAAATGTGTTCGAGTCATCCAATTGTTTGTTGATCCGATTGTATAGACCCATAACATCCAAGGCCGGACTGTTCATAATTTGTTTTTTAAAACTATCAAACCTGTATCCACCCACTTCAAAATCACCTCTGTACTTCTCTGAATAACAAACCATTGTAACAACAGTTGCAATTGATTCAGACAGGGATTCGCTAGGTTTTGATATGTAATTATGTATTGACATCATCGCCGAAAATGTAATACTGTCAATATTATCAGGAGCCTTCATTTTAAAATCAGGATTTATCAAAACGTTTTTTAATTCTATTTTTTTTATCTGCTCTATAAGAGCATGTGTTCTGAAAAAAGATTTTTTGAATTTACGTTTTCTTAACCATCTTTTATTTACATAGCCGTCAAGCTCTTGCATGAAGTATGCATAATCTATATCACTCTGCAACAGCATGTCAAAATGTTTTAATTTGAATTTTTTTATCATTTTGTTTTAGAAGTATTTGGATCGTATTGTTTTTTATTCTATCTTTGCATTAAGTTTAATTTAAAAAAATATCATGAGAACAATTCAAGAGAAAATAAACAGGTTTTTCAAAACGGGGCAAAAGGGGGTAATGTTGTATAATAGGTATGTTTCCATAATGAAACCTAATTTCAGAAGTGCTGATTTCAGAAGTGCTGATTTCGAAAGTGCTAATTTCAAAAGTGCTGATTTCAGAAGTGCTGATTTCAGAAGTGCTGATTTCGAAAGTGCTGATTTCGAAAGTGCTGATTTCGAAAGTGCTGATTTCGAAAGTGCTAATTTCGAAAGTGCTAATTTCAGAAATGCTGATTTCGAAAGTGCTAATTTCAGAAATGCTGATTTCAGAAGTGCTAATTTCAGAAATGCTAATTTCGAAAGTGCTAATTTCAGAAGTGCTGATTTCAGAAGTGCTGATTTCAGAAGTGCTGATTTCAGAAGTGCTAATTTCAGAAGTGCTAATTTCGAAAGTGCTGATTTCAGAAGTGCTAATTTCAGAAGTGCTAATTTCAGAAGTGCTGATTTCAGAAGTGCTAATTTCGAAAGTGCTAATTTCGGAAGTGCTAATTTCGAAAGTGCTGATTTCAGAAGTGCTGATTTCAGAAGTGCTGATTTCGAAAGTGCTAATTTCGGAAATGCTGATTTCGAAAGTGCTAATTTCGAAAGTGCTAATTTCAATATAATCGTCAATGAACACACAGCAGGAATAGCAATCGAATGTCCAGAAAAAGGATCATTCACAGCCTTCAAGGAAGCAAATGGATTTATAGTTGAGTTAGAAATACCAAAAGAAGCCCTAAGGAGTTCAGCAACTTCAAAAAAATGCAGAACCAACATGGCAAAAACCATAGCTATAACTAACAGGAACGGTTCAGATAGTGGTTTATCTGAAGTAAAAACCAGTAGGCACAATAGCTCTATAGTTTATCGAATAGGAGAGACTATAGAGATAGAAAATTTTGATACCAACCGGTGGCGTGAATGCGCCCCTGGCATCCATTTCTTTATGGCCAGGAAGCTGGCAGAATGTTGGAACCGCTAAACGTTAATAAAAAAACATAAGTATGAAACAGAGATTTGAAATACATATTGGGAAAAGATTCAATTTAGAACTACAAGAATATGAACCAATGCAAAAAATAAATATATCTGAAGATCAGTTTATGCTGATAGAAAGGTTTGCAAATATCAGGTTTGATAGAGATTTAAATAAAATCTACAGGCTTAATGAGGTGGAGTTTATCGTTATACCTGTTATCAAACTTAAAGAAGATATAAAACTTTTAGCAGAGCTTCAGAAAATTGCAAAAAATTTCACAAAAGATAAACTTAAATACGTAGACACTTTGCTAAGTGAGGAATATAAAACAGGTTTCTATGAAGGCGTATTAAGCTTTTATCAGTATAATATTAAACAAACAACTATATGAAAAGTTTAGATAGCATTGATACAAATGGTCGATTTTCTCAAACACAAATCGACCATTTAAAAAAAGAACAATTCATTAAGGCAAAAGACAATTATTCTTTTTTCACAAGAGAACTCAGCCTTATGAATGTAAAGTATTTATAACTCACGATGGGGTATTCGCATATAAGTACGCTTTTACCTTAAATCCTGAATTATGCAATAGCTTTGTTGGTTATTTTAGCGATAATACTTTCGAGCAAGCGTATGACAAAATGGTTGATTGGGTAGACGAAAACAAATAATACCAGTTGAGCTAAAACTATAATAGTTTTGGCCCAAAAACAATCAACAACTATTTATACAAATCTAACATTTTAATTAGTTCCTTCTTTTTTTCTAACAGAGTAGGTCTTTGCCCGGGGATGTTGTTTTGTAAGTTAGCGTTAACTATCTTAATATTTTTCTCCAATATTTCTTTTGAGTACTTGTGCTTTGCCATAACGTTTTTATATACAGGTTTTGTTGAATCGATTTTGCTTTTCGGGTTTTTTGAAATCTCGTTTTTTTTCCCCAGTTTTGCTTTGGAATCTTTAACCGGCTGGTTTTCAGCAGTTTGATTTGTAAAAACAGGGTTTGTTGAAACAGGGTTTTCAGCAGCTTGGTTTGTTAAAACAGGGTTTGTTAAAACATGGTTTCTAAAAGACTGGTTTTGAGGCAGTTGGGTTTTTTCGTTTGGTTTTGTGTTGGGTGTATTTTGCCCTTTTGCGTTTTCGATTTCCGTTTTTATGGGTCTAGCCGTTACTGTATAGGCTTCAGGCCCACATATAGCCTGTTTTACCTCCGCCAACTGAAGCAAGGCTGCTTCTATCAACACCGATTTCTTCCTTAGGCCCTTGCCTGTCATATCGGCCCACAGTTTTGCCAAACCCAGGTCCGCAAACTTATTCTTAAGCTCACCATATGGCAGAGCTGTTAGTTCTTTTTTAGTTACTTCATTCATCTTTGTTTTTGTTATTACTTGATTGCCTGTCAGGTTATAGCCTGAACTATTGTTATTATATTAAGGTTATAGCCTTAATGTATATTGTAATATATTAGTCGTCTCTCTAGAGACATATTCTTTTGCTAGCTCTATGATGAGTTTGTAGGCTTTTGTAAGGACCTCATCGCTTCCATACAGTTCCCAGATATCTATCCACGCACCGCCTTTAGCGTAGTTGTTTCTGTCGGTCCAGGGTAAATTTTTTTCTTCTGTTAGCTTAGTCCCTATTAACCTTAAGCTATCTAGTAGATTCAACCCTTTTGTTATATAGAGCTCGTCTTCCTCTTCTTCATGTAGTATATCGACGTTATTCTCTATCTCTTTTTCTAACTCTCTTACCTTGTCATTTGTTTGTACAGACAGTTTTGTCAAATCTATTTTAGCTAACAGGGTGATCATATCAGCCAATATACCCATATTTCTCCCCCATGTGGCAATATAAGGGTCTATCCTACCTAATCTATCAGCCTCTTCTTCTAAGGCTTTTGGATGGGCTAATTTGTTATTGATGTCTTTCATATCCTATTTTGTAAAGTCTAGTGTTTCGTATATAGACACTAGACATATAGCCATAACAGCCAGTTTGTTTGAGATATTGTCAACACTGTTTTCTGTTTTATTGTAATGAGTTTCAACAAACAGTGTTACCTTATTAGCTACTTTACCTTCGCTGGAAAAACAGCCGTCACTGTTCATTGTGATTTTGAAATAGTTTTCTTGTCCTATTTTAGTGGAACTCTTTACTTGAAAGCTTTTTGAAAACTTTTTTATTATTTTTAATGCTATTTCTTGATCGTTCATATCTCTTATTATTTCATTCTATACAAAGATGAATATAATTATTTACATATACAAGTATTCCTTCTTTTATTTTTTTTCTTTGGCTTATTATTTCTTTTGTTAAATAATGTTAATAAATTTGGATTGTGTTGATTTATGATCTATCTTTGTTACGAACAATTAAAACAAAGAGATATGAAAACTTTAGAAATAACAAAAGAGATAGCACAAGATATTTTGTCAACAGTAGAGAACAACACCTATATTGTATGGTGGAATGATTCAGAAATTACAGAATCAGAACTTATGAATGAATTTCATTTGATTGAAAACAACAATACGATAACCTTAGAACATAACGTCGATGATTATAGAGTAGAAGATATTGTTTTAACTAATCGTTATTAATGCAGCCAACTAGCGATAAAATGGATAAAAAATAGAAACAATCCTTAGAAAACATGAAACCTCAAGAAAACAAACAAGAACAAAAACCTGGTTTTGACAATCAGGTTTTGAAAATAGATTTTGAAATATTTTGCAATCACAATGTTTCAGAAAACTATGTTTTGAATTCAAAGAAAGAATTCAACAATTGTGTTCAGATATCAATTGAACAAGACTGGCCTGAACGTCTACAGGATTGTAAGCGTGTTGGAATTAAGTTTGACATCGAAAAAACCAGTTATTATAATTTGGATTTCAAAGACAGGTTTGGAAAACCAGTTTTAATAATGAGTGTTAAAAAACTAGAGACATGAAAACACTTACAAAGGTCCAGTTGATGAAAAGAGCGTATAAGCTCCTGTATAAGCTCCTGGACGATCCATCTGATATAAATGTACTTAGATTCGATAATGTCAGTAGAGTGCTTAAGTTTAGGTACTCTATTACTATATATACCTTTAAGAAATAGCTTTATGAGGTCCTTTGTTAACCAAATTTAAAACTATGTATAAAATACTAAAAAAGAAAAACTATTGCGGAGAAACTATTTTTCTTCTGACAAAAGACGGTCTTGTGTTAGGAGGTATTAGCCAAAAAAACATGACAAGTTTTATCTCTAAAAAAATAGGCTTAAGTGATAGTGAGGCTATTGAAAAATATTTGAAAAATAATAACTTATAATTTTGGATCGTATTGATTTTTTTCTTAACTTATTCAAAATGGAAATAAAATATATAATAAAACAATCGCAGCAAAAAGCTACTGAACAGCAAGTAAGGAAAGTAAAACAAGCGTTTGAAAAATACGTTGCTGATGGCTGGTGTCACAAGCCAGATACGGCAACCTTGGTTTTTCAACTGATGATATGTATATTTATTGCGCGATCTTTGATCGGGGTAAATGTATATCTGAACACATAGACAATCGTTAAATAGTGTTAATAAGTTTGGATCGTATTAATTTATGATCTATCTTTGTTACGAACAATTAAAACAAAGAGATATGAAAACTACTAGGATTTACATTTCTGCGGACAAAACAACAGCAACAATTGTTGCTGTATTCAGATATGGCGCAAGCGCTAGAAGCGAAGAAACTGTCTACAGAATAAAAGGAAAGAGGTGGGTAACACCTTTAGACGAATTAAAAAAAGCACACCCAAAAGCGGAAATATTACAAGAATAATCAAAGCTCTTCGGAGCTTTTTTATTATACAAAAACCAGTAATTATGAAAATATTCAAAAACAACAACAGAGCTTGAAAACAATATCAAGAAAGAATGCTGGTTTTTTATTAACAAATAAAGAAAGTTTAAATTTTATTTGGATCGTATTGATTTATGATCTATCTTTACATTATATCAAAATAAACGGCGAGCCAGAAGCCAATACAAATCTGAAGGGCATCAGTTAAGATTATGAAAAATGCAATAAAAGTAATAAACTCTAATTTAATAGAATTTACATTTTACCATAAAGGTGTTCCATCATGGACTTCTGAAACATGGGAGCGTCAAAGTTGTGAACGTTTTAAATGTGTTCACAGTGAAGCATCAAATTATAATTTTGATGCAGATGGCAAAATCAAAGACAATGACGATATGGTGCGTTATATAAAAAAATGGAATGCAACCGATTGTGAAATTAAATTTTATTAATTATTTAGGATTGAAGATTTTGTAATATTATACAAAAGATTTGGTTTGTATCAAATCTTTTGTATCTTTACTTATACAAAATCACCGATAGCACCCAGGAACTAAAAACCGTTTTGAATAATAGTTTTTAAAAAGGAGGGGCTGAACCCTAGATTGTATAAAAAGAGATAAAGGTCTTTTATTCTTTAGATCGGGGCAATAGAAGACATAAAGGTCTTAATAGTTTAATCTCTCTATAGTTTAATATAAAAATATATTAAGATGAAAATATCTTTTATTTCCCCGGCCTAAACAACAAAATCTTTTACGATCCGCTGTTCAGTCCCTCCTTTTTTAAAAACTATTATTCAAAACAGTTTTAGCTCCCAGGTTTTTGCAATCGGTTTTCTAAAACAAAGATATGAAAAATGAAAACGTTTAAATGCCTCAAGGGCATTGTTGTATATTATAATGTGTTGTGTTGTCTTTTATGTTATCTGCTCTCATATGGCTTTATTTGTAGCTTTATGAGGTGATGAGGTGCGCTTCCTTCTTTGCTTTTCTTTTCTTTTCTTTTAACCTAGTTTTGTTAAATAGTGTTAATAAATTTGGATTGTATTGTTTTATAATCTATCTTTACATTATAATTTAAAACATAATAAAATGACTTATTTTTTAAGATTTACCCAAACGGCAAATGAAGACTTAGAAAGAAATGCAAGTTATCACGCTTCTGGGATTCCTGAGGAAGAAATGAGTATTGAAGACATGGCGTCAATGTTTGATTGTGAAGAAGAGGACATTATTTTATTAGATTACGGAATTTATTTTAGAAACATTGAAAATGGAAATATGTGTTATTTTCAAAGACTAAACGGTCTTTGTGGTTTTGAATTAGAGTCTGAAAATTTAGAAGATGCAATCAAAGAAGCTGAAAACTTCTATTTTAATTCAGTTTATAATACTGCTGATATGATTGATTTCTCAATTTTTGAAGGTGTTTATACTGATGATTGTCCAGAAGGAATTGTCTTTGATGCCGAAAATATATTATATACAAAGTAAATAAAACAAAATAAACAAATCGATGAGGTTAACCTTTGGGAACTGAAAATTGAAATAATTTTCAAAAAGGAGGGGCTGAACCCTAGATCGTAGAAAAAGATATAAAGGTCTTTTATTCTTTTATTACAATATAAGGTAGGGACGATCCTTTTTGAAAACCAGTTTAAGAAAAGGTTTTCAGTTCCAGGGTTTGCTTCTCTTTAACGAAGATACGAAAAACTTTTTAATAAAACAAATTTATTTTAATCAGGTTTGGCAAGATATATATTAAGATATTAAACTCTTTTAATCTGGTTTTTAAAAACGGATATAAAGGTATTAAGATAAAAAGACCTTTATATCTTAAATAGCCCCGGCCTAAGTAAAAGAGTTAAGGGTCTTTTTATCTTAAACTATTAAACTATTAAGATAAAAAGACCTTTATATCTTAAATAGCCCCGGCCTAAGTAAAAGAGTTAAGGGTCTTTTTATCTTAAACTATTAAACTATTAAGACCTTTATGTCTTCTATTGCCCCGATCTAAACGGTGCTTAATGAGAGGCCGATCCGAGAATCGAACTCGTATACCCAGGATGAAACCTGATATCCTAACCATTAGATGAATCGGCCTTATTTTATCAAATCTGCTTTGTAAAACCTGTTTTGAGAAACAGATGTAAACAAAGCATTACTTTTTGTAAATAATCATAGGTTAAAAACGTAGAGAGAATACGGATTTTGTGAAAAAGTTAGTTTGTTGATTGTCAGCGTTTTACTTTAAAATCTCTCGGGGTGGTAACGGCCGTATAACCGTAGAATTTTTCAAACCATTTTAATGTATGGGTTTTGTAAAGTAGGCTTTACAAAAATCAGGCTTTTTTTGAAAAAAATTTTGAAAAATAAATAAATTTTTCCCTTTTTTCTCCCTTTTTTTAAATCCGTTTTGAATCCACGTTCATAACCTCCATTTTCCAACAGATTGTAAATCAATTCATTAACTCTCATATATTCAAAACCAAATGCATTTCTACAGTTTTAAAACCCTAACTTTCTAACTCACTTTCCTATAACTAAGCTTTTAGTTATCAATTTTCAAACCCATTTTTTCCATTTTACCCTAAAAAACCGCTTTTTGTACGTAATTATGTACGTAATCATATACAAAACCATGCAGAAACCCACTAAAAGCCCACATAAACCCACATTTCACAAAACCAATCCTTATTCCTTGTTACTCTCTTGTTGGTGCTTTATGAGGGTTATGGATTTGTTGTTTATTTCTTCTTTCTTGATTTTCTTTTTTCTTAGCTTTTTTTTTGGTTTTTATTCCTTCTTCTTGATTCTTTCTTTTCTGAGCTTATTTATTTGTGTGTTAAAATATGTTAATGAAATTTGAATCTAGGATCAGCTAGTACCTAAATAACTACAACGTCAATTCTTGCAACTTAATGCACTTAATCTATCACCAAGTTCTTATGTGTATGGTATTGACTTTAAGATACTTTCAGCAGTTACATTCTTATTCCATAAGCGATTATGTCATGTGCGGATGTTTTGTTGCGATACTTTCTTAAGTGTTTCGGTAGCTTCTTTGCATGGTATAATCTTCTGTTATCTATGGCATTTCCATTTATTGCAAATAATCCTTTTCTTTTTGTTATTCTAATATACTCGCATTTAAAATATATACATAGTCCCACCTTCCACAGAGTCCCTTTATTTACTTTGAACGGCCATTCGCCTTCCCTAACTCTCTCTGGCTGAAGGCTTTGTTTGTTTTTCTCAACCATCATTTCCTTAAACAGTTGAGGAAAAGTGTCTTTGTTTACCTCTTGTTTTGTATACATTTTTCTTTGTTTTAGTTTATCTTGATACCCAGAGCTTAACGCTCTGATCTACTAGGATGTAACAATAGAAGCTTAGATCGTCTCTCAGTAGTGCCTGGCCGTAAGTTTTCGTCAAATCTCCTTAGCTGTACACTCTATACCTGACTGGTAATCCAGCAAGCTATATCATTACAAAAATTCTTTTATTCTATTGGCTTTAAGTTCTTTGAAACTTTTACTATGTCGTAAGTATCGATATATCCGAAACAAAGATCTTCGCCTAACTCTTCAAAATTATCCCATCCGCCTCAATCGACTCGATGAGGAAGGTTATTGTGTTTCTGATCTGTACCAACATCCCGGTTTTTAAATCCGATTTATTAAAACTGGTTTTTAAAGCTTGTTCTTGTTTTACGCTTTCTGTTAGCAATTTAGCTTTTTGGACAGAGAACTTGCCAGGTAACAACTTCCAGCTATCATATTTTAGATGAGTACCTAATAAGTAACAAACTTCCTCAACACTAGCGCCTTTGATGACTTTTTCTTTGATCTCTTTTAAGGTTAGCATACCGTCTTTCATTTTTCTTTGTTTTTTTGTTAATAAATAGCTGCCTAACCAGGATTCGAACCTGGACATCTTCTGAATCAAAGTCAGACGTGTTACCAATTACACCATTAGGCAAAGTGTTAGGCAAAGTGTTAACATTACAGCAGTCTCTAAGGCATCCTGTTATCTGCAAGGCTTTGCGATATCTTACAAATGCATAAAGTATTGCTTTCTCCGTTCCTTTAATGTTAAAATATGTATTAGTTAATTATCTGTTACAAATGTATAGCTAATTTTTCAGACTACCAAATTATTTTGTTATTATTTTTCTTTAATTTCTTTTTTCTTGTCTTTTTGCTTTATGAGAGGTTCTTTTAGTTCTTTTAGTTCCTCTTCTGCCTTGATCAGTTCTTCATACCTCTCTTTTGGCATTGTTATTGTTTGTCCCATATGTTAATTATTTTTAAACCTTCCTTCTTTTTTTGCTTTTTTTCTTCTCTTAACTTCTTTTGTTCTGTCTATAGGTGTCTTTGAATTGATTGCATATCTCATAGCTGCCAATTCGTCAGGCTCATGTGGAAGTTTGCCGTTTTTTCTTGCAAAAGTTATTGAGGCGTGATATATATTTGTAGAGTCGTCTCCAACCAAAACTATATTTTTTGATTCTATTTTTTTTATCCCGGATTCAACGTTTCCTTTTTGCGCTTTTCTTATACTATTAAAGCCCCCGCTCCTTATCTCTGTGATTAACAGAGGCATAGCTGAATCTGCATATATTTTTGCACTGTAAGGGATTATTTTTTTCATTTCTCTTACCGTATCTCTTATTTTCATTACTGGAATTGAAAACAATTCTTCTACATAATACGTTTTTTCCCAATAAGATATTTTTATAAGAGCCGTATTGTCACTGCCGCCATAGCTAAAATCTAAACCATACCATACGTCTGCACCGTCTTCGTCGAAACTGTCCACTTGACCCCATCCATCATAAACTGGATCCTTGACGCCTAACGTCCATTTTGCTAGAATGGTGTTTTCGTAATATACTTTGTTTTTTTGTTTGAGCCTTTCGTATTTCGCAATCGTCGAATCATTAAGGTTGTCCAAATTGTCAAGATATGTACTGTGCATGTACACTGTATCTTCTCTGTCCATTGGTCTTCCATTTTCAAACCATTCTTTATGTATCCAACTGATCAACGCCGATGTTGGGTTATATACCAGTATGATTTTCAAGGGCTTATCCTTCATTCTAATGCCTTCATCTACCTTGCTGAACTCATCAAAACTTTCAATTTCTTCAGCTTCTTCAAATACTACAGTCGTGTATTCGTCTATGGATTTCAACTTTGCACTTTGATTTCCAGAAGATCGAATGCCTTTAAAATTGATAGTTGAGCCTGTTGTGATGTTTGTAATCACGCCCTTAGACTCTCGAAAGTCCGATTCTGAACCAAAAGCTCTGATCATATTTCGAACACCTGAAATTGTAGAATCTTCGGATGACGTCATAGTTTGACGCAAAAATAGAATCTTGTGCTTGTGTGGAGAATATGATAAGTTAACCATTGCAGCAATAGCTGCAAAAGTTTTTCCAGAACCTCTACCGCCATAAATTTGATAGTAACGAGGATCGTCGAAATTGTCAGAGAAAAGTGGTTCAAAAATAGGGTTAAAATCAAGTTCTATGCACTCAACTTTTTTTGTTTTCCCCATAACCTAATCCTTTTTCTTATCTTTTTTTGCAAAACTGATTTTTACTGGGGGTGAATTTTCACCTTTGCCGATCTCAACATTTAGTTCGTCAGAATCTTGATGTTCTAATGCTTTGTCTATATCAGATTTGTATGTTTGGATTATAAATTTGCTTGCTGCGTAATTATTTGGATGGTTTTGATCATTGATTATATCTTCGATATTGTCCGCAGCGGTTTCTGATAACGTTCTTCGCCTAACCTTATATTCATTATATAGGTCGGGGTTGTTTGTGAGTAAGCTGCCTACATCAAACACAGTACAGTCAGCAGCTTTTGCTAATCCGGCCCTTGTCGTTACTCCTAACTCTAATGCTTTCTTGATTAGAGCTATTCTTTCAAGTTTTTTTTCTTTTTGTTTTGTCTTGTTTGACTTTCCTACTGGTCTTCCCATGGTTTTAAGGTTTTATTTTCCAAAACCTCCGCCTCAATCGACTCGATGAGGAAGGTTATTGTGTTTCTGATTACACGAACCGCCCCCTCTGTTACCTTCATAGCGTAAACTATTATTTTTGGCGTAAAGAGCAGCAGGTATAATGTCAATGTTCCTATTGCTTTTAATTCTTTCATTTTTCTTCTTAATTACTTGCCCTATTTTCTTGACCTCCAAATATTCTTATACTTGGATGCATTTTTGCTGTATCTACATTTTCATCATCGGGATTTTCGTCTTCCAGAAAATCTATAACTTTTTGTAGAAACACTTCTGCGATAGAAGCGTGTTCGTTTGCGACTTTTTTTGCTTCTTTTGCTTCAGTTGACTCTGTGTCAAGGTGATAACCGCTTTCTGTGTACGTTCCTTGAAACCCCTTCAGCAGTCTTGCATATGTAAAATAGCAAATGACCGGCAATAGAGCTGTTCTTAAGTTCTCGTCTTCTGTTGTTTGGGGGTCTCTTGCCCTTTCCACATTTTCCTCTCCTATAACCCTTTCTATGTCAACAACTTGAGCTTGATAAGCTGCACTTTTTATTTTTGTTTCGTCTATATCCGACTGTAGAGCTACATAGTCCAACATAGCAGAAGTTATGTCAACTATTATTAATTTATTTTCTAAATTTACATTGTACATGTCTACTATTTTTGATTGATTTGATCTGTGTCTGCGTCCAAATGTAACTTCTGTAATTCAACTTTCTTGATTGGGAAAATAGATTTTTCTAAAATTCTATTAATGCCGTTTTCGATGGCATTTCTTCCGCCTTGTGTTACTGCATTCATTACGAAATAACCATCTCGCAAATCAGGGGCTGAGAATCCCGTTTTTTGATCTGCACCTGCTAGGATTGGAGGTATATGGTATGCTCCGTTTATAACTTTTTGACTTAAATTATAAGCTTCTGTTACAGATTTGATAATCCCAACGGTGTTGTTTCCCCCACCAATTTCCTCTAACACGGTCGCCTGAAGATCGTCTGGCGATATTCCAGACATAGTTATAATTTTCCCTGTTCCTCTTGCTCCTTGAGCCTCTTCTATAGCTATTTCGGTAGCTATTAATGAAGGATCTTCTAAATCCAAAGATGTTTTGAGTAGGTAGGAATTGATGAAACCTGTAGATGTTTCTTTTCTTGCTAAAATGCTGTTTTCGACATCGGCTAAGACATAATTAATTGGAGCTTGTAGCGGAGATATTGGGTAGGATGAGTGACCGGCTTCTGAATAGTATAGTATTTGGCCTTGATAATTCGGAAGACCTCCGTTTGTTTTTTTCACCTGTTCGTCTACAACTTGTGGATTAAACCTATCTATCCATTTTATTTTTGCTTTTGTTGGGTGGTTTGATATTGTTTTCTTTACTTCGGAGTTGGTTCCAAAGTTTTCAAAATAACCAACTTTTGACGCATAATTCAACTCGTCGAATTCGTTGAATCTCAAATCAGCTAACCTCATTGGAGTTATGCTTACAATTTCATTCTTGAGATTGAAATTGCATTGCAATGCGAACGCTCGAAATACAGCATATTCGTTAGCTATAACTGATATGACATCTTTTAACGTTATTCCGTATGGACTTACAATTATATTTTCTCCCTTGAAACTTTCGCCTTTATAAAATTTTTCTGTGATTGTAATGGCGTGCTTTGACGCTGGACTTTGTTCTATTAGATTTCTTAAAGTTTGGGGAAAAGAATCAGTTTTCCCCCATCTCATAATACCAAGAGACGTGTCTTGATATGTCGTAACTTGGGTTACTTCTCTGTGATTTTCAATTTTAAAACTCATATATATTACTTATTATCAGCTAATAAGTAATATTAGCCTATAGTTTACTTCGGGGCAACATAATCAGGCTTTTCTAATTTTCTCAAAGCATCAATGCATTTTGAAAAGTCTCTACTTCGAATATCACTTCTTCTTACGTCAAACTCTTGCGAATATAGCTTCAATATAGCCTCAACTGAATGATAACCAAACTCTTTTCTCCATACATCTACACCGATTATAAATCCTAGCCCTCTTTTTTTGATTTTTTTAACTCTGCTGTCCTGTTTTTTTTTAAAATCTGCCATAATAATTATTTTGGCTGAATTGTATTTAGAAAATCAAGGCACAATTCTAAACCTTTTTTAATTATTTTCCCTTCAAATTGCCTAATTCTTGATGTTATTTGCGGCAACAAATTATCAATTTCGTTTGTGTTTTGAACTCAAATCTTTATGAAGGGAGCGTTACTTTTTTTTGCATAAAATTATAACGCAAATTGCACCAAATTATAAAGTTATGCAAAAAACTTCAAAAAGCGGTGTTTCTTCATAATAGACCAGTCAAACTATTGTTTTTATCTATGTAGTTGATAATCAGTATATTTAAAAACCACCATCAAAATAAAAAAATGCACAAAAAAGGACTTAAAAAACAGTGCTTAAGTCCTTGATTTGATAGTTTTTATTTAACTATAAAATCATCAATTATTTTGTGCTTCAGGCGGTAGATTAATGAACTATTTGGTTCGTTGGTTCTTATCGCTTCATTCATTCTTTGAATGTTTTTAGCATTCTTTTTTATTTTTAATTTTATTGCACTTTTTTCTAAATCTTTCATATCATTTGCTTTTTTGGTTCAATAAATCGAAAATAGTTATCAATATCAACCCCACCGTTGCTGTTAACATAGGTAGGTGTATCTTGTATCTGCCTAAATGCATAATTAGGGCTCCAATTGACAGTCCTATAATGTACCTGAAAATGTTTTTCATCTTTTTAGTTTGTTTCTTTTGTTTAATAATTTTCTTACCTTTAATCCGGCCTGAACCCTGACGTAGAGTAAATTGCTTTTATTGTGTTGGATACTCATATAGTAGTCTATATCTCTCTGTATATCAATCCTTTCTGATGTTTTCATATTTTTAATTAAGTGATTATCAAATAGGTTAACATCGCCACTGTGCCCAATAAAACGACGATAAACAGTGTGCTTAACTTAAAATCATTAGAAGCTTCGTCTAATAATTTTAAAAATTTTTCATTGCTTTTTTTTGTATCCATTTTTATTTATTTTTTTCTTTGATTACATATAAAAATAATTGAAAAATAAAAGTTAGGTTTTGAAAACCTCTTTTTAATATGTTGTAATTATCGTTTTTCATAGTTCCATGTTATTGTTTTAAATACTATTTTTGATACTTTATCTTAAATCTAAGCAACTTTAAAGTATAAATGGTGTCTATATATCAAAAATAAATTATCGTTGCCTAGAGGGCTTGTTTTACAGTTTTTCTAAAGTAGCTGTAGCTGCGTCATAATCCAAAAAGGTATTGTCTTTTGATTTAGCCAGCATAGGATCAATTGGATATTCACTTTTTAACGAGATATAAGCTTTCCTTATAGCTTCTCTTGCTTCTTTTACGCTGTCAAATAGGCAGATTTTCGCTCCAAACATGCCCTTTTTGAAATCATAACAATTGATTTTGTTAAAAATGCAATTGATACTTCCTATTTGTCCTGTAATTCTAATTTGAGCTTTCATAATGTCTTTTTTAAAAATTATATAAAACAAAAATAGAATAAAAATCAATACGATCCAAATTATTTCAAGAAAAAAACCAAAAAGAACAAGCCAAAAGTGGTAAATTGAAGTCAAAGTCTTGATTTATAGGCAGTTTAATTTTACTAAGTTTTTTTAAAACTGGTTTTGTTTTGCCGGCTTGTTCTCTTAGCTGCCTATCTAGAACTTTCAGCGGCATCCTTTGAATTAACTTCACAAATTCGTCTATAGTTGTATGCAACATACAATCAACGTGGTTAGGGTGACATCCGAAGGAATCATGAATCCAGTCTGAATTGGCGACTCCTGCTAATTTCATTTTCATTGCAACTCTCCTTAATAGTTCAGCATCAAGGCTATGAATGTAGTTTGGTGAGATTGCTGATCTCATTTTTGAGGGGCTAACATCTTGCGAATATCTTTTCAATCTTATTACTGTTTCCCTCCTGGCTCCCGGCAACAAGCATCTTATACGCTTTTCTTTTAATTCTTTATGTTTTATGTGCACTACATGGAAGCCGTCAGAGGTTGTCCACGTAATAGGCTTATTCCTTGATGCAATAACACCGTTCATTTTTTGTATGTAGGTTTCAAATGCCTTGCCTCCATTGAGAACTCCAGTGATAGAGCTTCCTATTGTTTTTGAGTATAGGGCTGCATTTTCTTTTGTATTGATGCCTTTTTTTATTTTTAACTCTCTCATCATCGCCCCCAGAATAACAGATCTCCCCCCCTCCGTGCCTCCATAATTAGACACCATGACGGGCTTCTTGCATATTTTTCTACCGTTTTTCGTTAACATGTCCTCAAATGCCTCTAGTGCAACTTTTCTTTCATTGTTCTCACTTATCATTTTTTTTGTCAAAGTCAAAGCCTTGTTTGCAACTAATAAGTATGCATCCTGTCTTATTTGTTTTCCAGATTGGTCGAATGTGGGGATAACATTTGTAGCTTTGCATCCAGCCTCGTCTCCCGTTATGGCTGATGTGAATTGGGAGCCGCTGTTACATGCATCAAGATGTATTCTTCCATTGAACTTATAATTAGGATTTTTTACAAACTCTTGCAGTTCAAGCTGATGAGCCAAAAATTGATACGGCTCTTCCGCTTCAGTGTAAGCTGTATGAAGGAGTTGTTTTCCTTTTTTTACACGATCTTCAAAATCCATCTTATCATCGCCGTGAAGTGAGGTTAAGTATGCCCAGGCCCATTCTTCACCCCTTGCGGTCAAAACAGAGCCTTCTGTGTAACTAAGCATAGCTTTTACTGCGTCAGAACCTTGCGGCGATAGTCCTACAGGCAAAGGATAAATCCTTCCCCGAAAATCAAAATAATGGGGGAAATATATTGCTTCGCATTCCTGATATCTCTCTGCTATCCCTAACGCAAGCGTTACAGCCCTGTGTTTTCCCATTGCAGATAAATATTCTTTGGATTCGGCAATGTATTCTTCAAGTTCAGTTTTGAAGAAAATTCTTTTATTTTTTATATTTTGTATTCTTTCTTGTGATAGGTTTGATTTCGGATCGTCGATATCAATATTGAATTCAGCAAGCTCCTTATCTGGATAGTCTGTTTTTATATAGTCTTTTTTTTCTGGTTCTCTTTGATCGTTTTTGACTATTTTAACTATTTTTTTGTTAATTTTCCATGACGTGCTTTGGATGTAATTAATTGCTTCATAGATTTTTTTTGATATTTTTTCGTAGTTGACCTTGCCGCTATTAATCCTTATCATTTCATACTGATAAGTTTTATATCCTCCCGTTATTTTTTTATTTTGATACTTCCAATTAATGGGAAGTTCAACCATAGGTTCAGGGAAAAAAGCTGAAGTTGCTATCTGTGTTAATTTCTGAGAAATCTCTTCTGAAAGTAAACATTTATAGGTTAGGCTAATTCTGCAATTGTCCGCAGGACCTATGTAGGTTTTTTCAGTTTTAAAAATCTGACTTGCTTCTACTGCAATCTCCATAAACTTAAATGTTAGATTGATAGACAGTTTTTCAAAAACTTTTTTTTGAATAGTTGATATGCTTTTGTGTCTTGATTTTATTTTTTGGCTCTTCCTCTCGACCACAGACCTGGCAGCTAATAACAAAAAAGTCTCAACTGTTTTCTGAATTAAGATATCGTCGGTCAAGAAATATTCTTTCAATTCCATCCGATCTCCCTCGTAACTTTGGTTGTCTATCCAATTTCTTATTTTTGGAAGAGAGGTTAGTGCATCATCAAAAATCAAATGCTGTCCAATTTGGGTTTGTGGTACATATTTTGATCCTGTTTTTGATTTTATGACTTTCCAAACTCGATCCTCTCCCCTTATTTTCATTTTGCTTTCAGTTGTCATATTTTCATTTTAGAAGTTATTATCATTTTTCAAAACCCGGGGTTCGAAATTTTTTTCAAAAACAAGGGCTTTATGAAGAGATTAAAATAGGTTTTAATAGTTTTTAAAAATAATGTTTTCAAAACCCTCTTAAAACCCCTATTATATCTTTTATTTTATACCCCTGTTGTTTTTTTCCCCTTCTTCCCTTTTTTTTGGGTTTCTTCATAATAGACCAGTCAAGATTTTTGAAGGGTTAACTGGTTAAAAATCAGTCGTTTACAAAGGTGAAAAACCGCTACTGATTATCAGGCAGTTACAAGCCTTGG